CTGGTGATAATTTCTCCGTTGCACCACCATTTGGAATTCCAAACTGCATCTGTGGTAACAACGCTTTTATCAGCGGATATGCTCCTCCGACTATATTTAGCCCATTTATCTAAGTTGGCAGGTGATATTCGAGTTGAAAACCCGAGCGTGATATCATCGCCATTAACTAGAATACATACCAGGAATTTATCAATGCCGATACGTTTGATGACTTCAATAGAATCACCAACATTGGTCCATCCATCAAGGATGTTCGTGCCCTTCGATCCAGAAGGCATTCCCCCTTTCCGAAAGACGACACCATCAGGCATAACAATGGGGGCACTCGCAGCGTACTGCCCAAGCAGTTCGCACCCTTTATAATTGGGGCGAAATATGTCCAGCCGGCGGTTAACTCGGCACCTTGGACACTAGAATCATATTGGGTTGCGTCTATGTACACCCACTCAACTACTTTACTTTTGAAGTTATTCATCCAATCTTTCAATTGGGAACGCGCATCAAAGTAAAATACTTGAATTGCGTGTTTTAATTCACGCGCTTTAGCTTGCGTTTTGGTTATCGCGTCATCTAGTGCTTCGCACTCCCAAACCCAGATGTGGCACGGATATGCCCAAACTAATCTGATCTTGGGTTCTTTTGGATCACTCTGTTGCGTACGATATCCAGGGACAATAGCCCAACACCTCTCTATACGCAAACCTACAGCTTGATTATACTGTATGGCATTTTGAATTTGTTCACGCTTCTTCCCGCCATTCGGTAAACCAGCCGCATGTGCTAGAGACCGTATGTTTCTTTTAAGATGGAGATCAAGTTCGAATCTTGTGCTTGGACACCAACAGTGATCGTATTCATCAATTAGTGATGTATATTCACACTCGCCGAGTCCAATCTCAGTGTAAGGCTTTATATTATCCTTAAACACAGAGTATTTATAAATACTTCTTGGCCACATAACACGTTGTTCAAACTTAGCTTCAAGAGTCGCCAAAGAGGTAGGAATTTTAGTGGTACGATAGGCTTTCCGTACTGCTGGAAACACATATTTCAGCAGTTCCCTTGCACCAGGTCTTTGTACAACGTACTCGCTGTCATTTCGTAAACCATTAAGCACTCTATCTAACCAACGCTTTCCTGCGTCAGTAACTGGTTGGGTTAGAACCAGATGTCATCACCCCTGTAAAGATACACTAATTGCACCGAATATAGATATCAACAATGCTACAAGAGCAAGTATATCAGGTCGATGTAATTTTATATACTTTAACAGACGAGTAAATCTGGCTTCAGCCATCTTTTCCTCGATTTTCTTTAATCTAGCATCTATTTCATCAATATTTGCTGTCATAAATCATTTCACC